GTGGCTCTTGTCCCACTGGTACACAATTCGCTTGTCGTTGATCATGTACAGCACGCCTTCATGCGCGCAGATGTCCGCTACGCGGAACCCGCTGCGCAGCATATAGGTGCGCTCCTTCATGTCGTAAACGATGATCCCATCGTCGTATTCCTCGTCCTGCTGCCGTATCGTAAAATACAGCCGGTCGCGATTCTCCGCCGCCTTACAGTTGTCGAGGTTCGCCTCCGCGAGAATGCCCTGTATCTGCCGCGCGTTGCCAGAAAGCCGTGCGCTCTGTCCATCGTGATAGTACAGTCCCGCGCGCGTCAGCCAGTATGGTATATCGCCGTTCGACACCTGCGCGGTGTTCGTCATGCGCTCCACATCCCGGTTTACGCTCACCACGCGGTAATTCGACGGTCTGTCGCCCAACAGCCGGTATATGGAGGATTCTTTGAAGACGATCAGCTGATTCGACAGCGCGCAGAGCCCGACAATCGGGTCGTTCGACGTCTGGCCTATCTCCACAAATCCACCGCCCGTCGCGTCCGAAGCGTCGTCCATCGACCAGTCCTCAATCGTTCTCGTGTCGCCCGGCGGCTGCGACCAGTACAGGCGGCTCGGGTGGTTCGGATCGCCCGCTGCAAACAGCCGGTTGTAGTACATCTCCACAAAGTTCACCGGATGGTCACTGATCCCGCCGCGTACCTTTGCGCTGTTGCCCGCCGCAATCTCTCGCACTGTCACGGCAGCAAGCGTCATCGTCTTTCGATCCTCCGATATCCCAGCGATTCCGTGCGTGATCCCCTCGATCTGGATTCCGACGTTCTGCAGCCGCTTGACCCATGCGTCCGGAACCGCGGGCGTTACCGTCACTTCGTCTATACCGAAGGTTTCCTCATACGGCACGGCCTCCGTCTCGCTCGTCAGGACTGCCGCCGCAAGGTCGCCCGATGACCAGATCGGCACATAGGTCAAAAGGTGCGTTCGCTCTCCTATGACAAGTTTCAGCTCCTGTACATGCCCCATGTCCTGCGGCACTGTGAAGGCGACGAGAGCCCCCTCCGTATACGCCCAGCCCTCCTGCATGGTCAGAGTGAACGTACCCGTCAGCCATGTGATCGTTGTCGTTTCCGTTATGATTGTGGTTGTCGTGCTGCTCGATGTGCCGCTTTCCGTCGTCTCGGTCTGTGTTTCCGTCTCCGTGTCCGGAGTTTCCTCTGTCTTGATCTCCGTCTCTTCATACTTGACGCTTGCGGCCTTTGCGCCGTTGTAGTGCACGGATTCTATTGCGCCCTCATATACATATTCGCCGCTGCCAAAGAGTGCAGCGGCGTTTGTTCCGTCCCATTTCACCATCTGCGTTTCGCCGTTTGCGAAGATCAGATAGTCCGTGTTGTCAATCCTCGCTTCGAGGATGTCCCATGCGTTGGACGTGACCGCCCCCGCATAGGCGTAAATCTCGCGCCATGCCGCCTCGCCGGGAATATAGGCATAAATCCCGCTCCCGGCGACAACGACAAAGCAATCCCTGTCCAGCGTGTGCCAATGGTACATTCTCCGAATCCGGCCTTCACCCGGAACCGGTGCGTCCAGGTACCGGCTGTATCCGTAGCCCACCATCAGATCGCCGTTTTCGGTGTCCATGTTGACCGCGTCCGCCGAGTACCCGCTGCTCATCTTGTTCTCGCTTTTCGACTGGTCGATCCCCTTGAAGTCCTCGACCCGGTATGTTTCCATGGCCATGCGCTGTCACCATCCTGCGTTGTAAATTGTGTAGGTATCAGTTTCTCCAAGCGTCTTTCGCGCCTTCCGCTTGCCCTGCTCGTGCAGCTGGAAGAACGGATCCGCGCGCCGCTGCATCGTTGGGTCTGCCGTCATGTGCTCGCGATATACCACATAGGACACGATGAGTCTTTGCAGATACGCCGGAATGTCCGGCTCGTCGTTGTCGTTCGCCATTTCAAGCGGCGCGTAGCGGTATTCAACCTCCATCTCGCCGTTCGATGAGACGTTCACCTCATACGAGTTCTCCGCCTGCGTGAACGCGATCGTTCCGCCGTTTTGCCGCACGTCCACAACCTTGATGCAAGGTCTCTGTAGCGACTTGACGAGGATCTTCCCGTCCTCCGCCGTGACCGTCTCCGTGCGGCGCAGCTCCATGTGCTCCGCAAGCTCCTGTACGGCGTCGTTCGCAAAGATCGTCAGCTTTGTGCGCCACTCCTCCATGGACTGTGCGTCCGTTCCCCGGTTCAGCTCGATCAGAGACCTTGTGATGATATCCACGAGCGTCATGATATCAGACCTCCACGTTTTCCATAGACTTTCCGAATTCCGCCGCTGCGACCGCCGCCTGCGTCCTGCGTTGGATAAACTTCGCGAGATCCTCCGGAACCTCGACCAGCTTCCCGCGCGGGATGTCGTATCGATAGCCGTTGATCGTGCAGTGGTAGGTCTCTTCCTTCGGGTCGACCGGGATCATGAGCAGCACCTTCTTCTGCTTTGCCATCTCTCGCCCCGTGATCTTTGCGATCTCGTCAATCTCCGCGTTCGTGATATAGCGCGATTCCCGTGCGGCCTCCGCAGCTGCTTCCATGCTTTCCGTCGTGTTGATGTTCTTTGCCATGTTTTTCTCCTGTTCTCTTTCATGCAAAGAGGGCGGCTATACCGCCCTCGTCGCGTTCCCTGTCTTACGCCGTCACGCCATGCTCCAGCGCGAGGATCCAGTCGTCGTTCAGCACGGCGACCGCATAGCCCTCCACCTTCGCACCGACCGTTGCGCGCTGGTCGAGCGGATCCGCAGATCCCGCGCTGCCCGCCTTTTTGATGATCGTCTTCAGCGCGCCGCTGCCCTCAATGTCGATCACACCATAGGCGTCCTGACCGAAGATCAGCGTGCAGTGTACATCGCCGCCTCCGGACCCTTCGCCATCGTAGATCTTCGCCTCCGTGCTTTCTACGAATACCACGCCGAAGATTCGGCCGATCTCGCCGGAGTAGAGCTGCTCCGCGTTCGAATACTTCGATACATCCTGCCAGAGCGGATCGCTCTGCAGGTCGTATACCGCGTCAGGGGAAACGATCGCGATATAGTGCGCCTTGCCGCCCTCGCGGGTAAAGGTGCGTGCCTTGGCCTTCTTCAGCGTGCGCACGGCCTTGCGAACCTCGGTCGTGGTCAGGATGTCCGTCGCCGCAACCGTCTCTCGGCTCGTCTTGCCGCCTGCGAACTGCACGTTCGTCGTCAGAGCCATCGCGTCGCGCGTGATCCACTCGATCGCCGTACCCACCTGCTCGCCGAGAAGGTCCGTGGAGCCCTCCACAACGTCATCAAACGCCGTTGTCTTGAGCAGATCGGACACCTCCGTGTATGCGCCGTACTGCTTGATCTCTGCCTCGACGTGGCCCTGCTTGAGGCTCTGGCCCTCGGGCGTCACGCCTTCGGTCAGACCCGGCACGACCACGGAGGGGTCGAACGCCATCCAGCGCCGGAACTCCACGCGCTTTCCGCTGTTCTTCGGGATGTTCTTCTTCTGCCCGTAGTTCGCGTGGACGAACTTCGTCTTTGCGTTCTCAAGCAGATTTCTGTCGTAGTATGTCTTGTTCAGGTATGTGGTTTCAGCCGTGCTGATTGTCGTATTGGTCGAGGGCATTCCCTTTCACTCCTTTGTCATCTTGATTTTCTTCGCCGCTCCTTTTCCGCAAGGAAGGTCGCCCGGTCCACGCGCGTCCAGTCCGTTTTCGGCGTCGCCTGCTGCGCCGGCTTTGTCATCTGCGGGATGTTCTGCCGCGCCAAAAGCCGCTCCGCGATGTCCTGCTTTGCTGTCGCTGCCTGCCGCTCCGCATGCCATACGCGAATCGCTGCCGCCGCTGGCATCTCCGTCAAAAGCTGCACAAATTCCCGGTCTTTGTACGCAGCATCCGCGTCAAAGCCCTCGGGCTTGTCCGCCGCTTCAACCTCCTCCCAGATCCGCTGCGCCTCCGCGTCCGGATCCGGTATGTCCGGATCTTCCGTTTCCGCCTTTGCAGCCTGCTCCACGCTCTTTTGGATCTCGGCCCCGTAGAGCTTGCGCGCGACGTTCGGCGAAATGCCGTCGCGCTTTGCAACCGCTTTCAGAAAGTTCTCCGTCGCCGCCGAAATCGCGTCCTCTTCCGTCATGTCCCCGCCCTGCCGCACATCGTCGACCATGAGCCGACCGAGCTTTCTGAGCGGGTCATTCCGCAGGGCTTCCTCATACCGCGCCTTTTCGCGCGCTTCGACGCGGCGCTTTTCTTTGGCAAACGCGCTTCCTACGTCCTTCTGTTTCTTTGCGCCATCTGGGCCGGCGACGCCCTCCGGAGACTGCTTCTCTCCGTCGCCCGTTTCTTTCGGCGCATCCTGCGCTCCTTCGCCCGCAGGTTCAGCCGCTTCCCCCGCGTCAACCGGGGCGGAATCCTCCTCCGGCGCAAACTCGAATACGGTTGCCGGTGTGAACTCCTGCACGCTCTCCTGCGTGCTGACCGCTGTTTCTTCCATGGATTTCTCCTTTTCTACCGCCGTTTCGGTCGCGGACACCGTGATCTATTCCATCAGCCGAGCTGGTTTGCCATCTCGACCGGATCCGGAATCCCTGCCATGCTCTCCTCAAGCGCCGCCTGGTCTATTTCCGCCTGCTGCTGCGCCCTCTGCTCCGGCGTTGCCTGTGTCTGCTGCTGCGCAAGCTTTTGCATCAGTTCCTCCTTGCCCTCGTATACCATCAGCTCCGCAGCCTGCGGCGGCGTCAGAATGCCGAGCTGCGTCATCTGGATCATCAGCTCGTTGTGCGCGGTCACAGACCATCTGCTCTCTCGCTGTACTTTGATGGAAACAACGAACTCGATCGGCACCGTGTTCCCCAGAGCGCTCTCCCGCTCCATCATTGTGGACTCAAACGTTGCCGTCTGCTGCTGCCCGTCGATCGTTACGATCACCTCGCGGGGCAGCAGATTGTACTCGCGCTCAATTTCGATCTCGTACCGCACTGCCTCGCGGAAGGCCTCGTGCATCTGCCGCGCGATCATTCGGGAGCGCTTGCTCGACATCTCCTGCAGCGCTGCAATCGCGCTTGCAGCCGTCACGCCACTTGCCGTATTTCCTCGCGAAAAGTCGTTCGCGCCGCTTTCCTCCTTGATGTTCTGGCGCATTGCCGCGGGCGCCTGCAGCGTGTATTGCGGCAGTGGCGGGGTCGCCATCCAAGTCAGCCCGTCCAGTCGCTGCCCCTGATGCACCGCCTTCGACCAGTCGCGAAGGTCGTCGATGTCAAAGCCCGAGCTCTCCGCCACGAGCAGCTTGTTGTGCGAGGCCATCGCCGTGTTCTTCAGC